GGCAAACTTTGATTTTACCCCACCACATCACTCTTCAGCCCTTAAATTTGTTTGCAAAAGAAGATCAAGAACAGCAATTCTTAGCAATAGAGTTGTAATGAATCTAACATTTGACCAAGTGGCAGAACCTTAATGGCAATACCAGTTTCTGAATTACAAAAGCTGAATCCAAGTTCAAGAATAGAACTGTTTGTATTGGAACTTGTAGAGGGCTTGCATTATGCGTCAGGTAATCCATCAAGTGTTCCTACCACATTTAGATTTCATGCTGGTTCCAGTATGAACTCAAATGCAGAAATAGTGTGGCAAGGTAACTCATATCAAAGAGTACCTATAACATTTGAGGGTGCTGAATTTTCTGGCAGGGGTCAAATACCCCGACCAGTTTTAACAGTTGCAAATTTAGGAGGTATTACAAGAAGCGGCTCAGTAATTACAATGACTGACTTGTTGATTATTGTAAATTTAACAACACCACATAATGATTTAGCAGATGCAAAATTAACTCGCATAACAACGCTTGCAAGTGAACTTGACGCAGCTAATTTTCCTAGTAGTAGCAATCCATTTGGCACTCCATCGTCAAATGAGTTACCTCAAGAAATATTTTTTATTGATAGAAAAGTTACAGAATCAAGAGAATTTGTACAATTTGAACTTGTAGGAGAGTTGGATCAGGCAAATAAAAAACTACCTGCTAGACAGGTAACTAGAAATGAATTTGCTGGTGTAGGTACTTTTATTGATGGATAATAAATATTTTTGGAAACAAGATGCAATAGATCATGCAAAAGAGTGTGATCCAGAAGAGTCATGTGGTATTGTTGCAGTAAAAAATAATGAAGAGAAATATTATCCTTGTAAAAATATATCTAAAGAATTTAAAGCAGAATCTTTTGTCATAGACCCTTTAGATTGGGCTGAAGTAGAGGATTCTGTAGATAAAATTATTGGTATTGTTCACAGTCATCCGCAAAATGTTCTTGAGTTTTCGGAATCAGATAAATTTAGCTGTAAAGCAATAGATTTAGTTTTTTATCTCGTTTCGCCAAAATCAGATAAAATAGCAGTAATTAAACCTGAGGAAATCAATGCTTAAAAAAATAAAGGTTTATGGAACCCTTAGAAAATTTTTAGGTCAGGCAGAATTTGAAGTTGATTTGTATACACCAAGAGAAGCAATTAGTTTTTTGGTCTGTAATTTCAAAGGGATTGAGGAACACATGGCAAAGCAGTTTTACACAATACAAGTAGGAGCAAGAGTAATAACTGAAGACTTATTGAATTTTAGAACAGAAGATGATATTAAAATTATTCCTGTTGTTCATGGAAATTTCTTACAAATTTTATTGGGTGCTGGTGCTTTATTTGGTGCAAGTGCAATAACGGCTGGAACTTTTCTAGGAAGTACATTACTTGTAACATCTTTACAAGCGATTGGGGCAACTCTGCTTATTGATGGCGTTACAAGTATGTTGACACCACAAATAAATACATCCGCAGTTTCAGGACTAGACAGTTTAGATCCTTCAGCTTTAGCTTCAAATTACTCATTCACAGGGCTGACTAATATCAGTAATGCGGGTGTTCCAGTGAATTTGGTATATGGTGAAATCTTGGTCGGCTCTATTGTGGTATCTAATGGAGTTGATACAGTGCAAGTAGAGGGAACTAACTAATGTTAGCTGTTAAAGGCATAGGACAAGTTGCTAAGGAATTAATAAACCCAGACTTACCCGCAGATGCACTTTCTTCAAAGCAGTTTAATACGATAGTGGAAGCCGTGGGTGAGGGAGAACTGGAGGGCAGTGCAACAGCATCTAAGGCTGGTATAACCGATAAGACATCAACTGCATACTTCAATGCTTTTAAAAAAGATATATTCCTCAATGGAACACAAGTCTTACAGGAGGCTGCAAGCAACACTGCCCCAGAAGATAGTGATTTTAACTTCAAAGATGTAGGTTTTGATTTTAGACTTGGAACTGCTAACCAGACATTTATTGAAGGAATCTCAAATATTGAAACTGAAAGTGTTATCGGAACAACTGTAACAACATCTACCCCTGTCACTCATACAGTTTCTGCAAGCAATATAAATGCTGTAAGGGTAACTCTAAGATTTCCCTCGTTGCAAAAGTTTGAAAACAATGGTGACATAAATGGAGTAGAAGTTAATTTATTAATTAAAACTATAGAAAATGATGGTACAACAACCACAGTGATAAATGACACTGTAAAAGGAAGATCAACTAATGCGTATTTTAGAGATTATATTGTAAACCTTAAATCAACAACATCTTTCCCTGTTGCAATTAGAGTTGAAAGGGTCACAGCAGACAGTTCAGATGCAACATTAATAAATGCGTTCCAATTTCAACAAGCCACTAATATTATTTTTGAACAAAACGCATATCCTAATACGGCTCATGTTGCTTTAAGGTTCAATGCTGAACAGTTTCCAAGGGTTCCCAAAAGGGTGTTTAGGCTAAGAGGCCGCAAGATCAAGATACCGCACAACGCAACTGTAGACTTGCAGACGGGTGCTATTTCTTACGCTGGTACATTCAACGGAACTTTTAAAACAGATAAAGAGTGGACAACAGATCCAGCCTGGATACTTTATGACTTGCTGACAGATACAAGAGCGGGCTGTGGTATTGCTGAATCTAATCTTGATAAGTTTAGTTTTAAAACAGTTAGTGAATATTGCGGAGAGTCAGTAGATGCTGGTAATGGTGACGGCTCTACTGAGCCAAGATTTAGCTGTAATGTGAACATCACACAGCAACGTGAAGCATTTGATTTGATTAATTCACTTTGCTCTGTCATGAGAGTGATGCCTTTTTATTCTGCTGGTGGAATTGCAATATCTCAAGATGCACCAAAAACAGCATCATATATTTTTACTAATGCAAATGTAACTGAAGAGGGGTTTTTATATGCTGGATCAAGTTTAAAAACAAGACATACAGTAATTAATGTCAGTTATTTTGATATGACAACTCAAGAAATAGATGTTGAAACTGTCGAGGCTGATTCTGCTACTCAGACCAAATATGGAATCGTTGTTAAAAACATACAAGCTTTTGCCACAACCAGCCGTAATCAGGCAAGAAGATTAGGCCGTTGGTTTTTATATAATGAACAAAATTCTGGAGAGACTTGTTCTTTTTCAACAACAGCGGCTGCTGGTGTATTAGTTCGGTGTGGTGATGTTATAGAAATATCAGACAGACTTAAGGCTGGTGTAAGGCGTGGAGGTTTGCTTAAAAGCGTTACCAGCACTACAGTTGTCGTCTTAGATGATTCTAACAACACTGATATTCCAAGTCTTGGAGACAGCCCAACAATTTCGATAATTTTACCGGATGGCTCTTTAGAAGAAAAGACAATAAGTGCCATATCAGGAACAACCATAACTGTATCATCTGCTTTCAGTACAGCACCAAATCAACACGCCCCATACATTTTAGAAACAACCGATTTACAAACAACGACATGGAGAGTTATTAATGTTAAAGAAAATAATGATAAAACTTTTTCAATAACGGCTTTATCACACGATTCTGGTAAATATGCCTTTGTAGAAGATGGCACAGCTTTACCGACAAGAAATACAACAATACTTACAAAAATTTTAACTCCACCTGAAGGCTTGAGAGTAGATGAAAAAATTGTCACTATTAACAATAAGGCAGTATCAAAACTAATTCTTGATTGGCAAACGCAGTCAGGTGCGAGTAAATACGAGGTTCAATATAGATTTGCTAATGGTGATTTTAAAAAAATTGAAACTCTTTCAAGTGATGCTGAAATTTTCAACACAGATGCTGGTGAATATCAAATTAGAGTGTTCAGTTTTAATGCTCTTGGTCAGCCATCAAGACAACCAGCAACACTTACATTTAATGCTGTTGGTAAAACAGCACCACCCTCGGATATAACAAATCTTACTTATGAACCAATATCTGATAAAGAGATAAGACTTAGATGGGATGCTGTTCCAGACCAAGATGTTCGTGCAGGCGGTCGTATTCATGTACGTCACAGCCCCAAAACGGACGGAAGCGGTACTTTTCAAGATGCAACAGATTTAGTCTTTGCATTAAGTGGAGCATCAACAGAAAAGGTTGTTCCATTATTGGAGGGTGAATATATACTAAAAACCCAAGATGATGGTGACAGATTCAGCACAGGAGAAACTTCACTAGTTATTGATCTACCAGAGGCACAACCAAAATTATTAGTACATACAAGAAGAGAAGATCAAGATAGTCCAGCATTTCAGGGGGCAAAGACTAATATTGGATTTGATTCTGGTACAGGATCAATAAGTTTGGCTGGTACAGGTAATTTTGATGATAGTACAGATATTGATTCTGAAACCTCTATTGATGATTTAGGTGGAGTAGCAACTACTGGTACATATTTATTTAACGAAGCTTTGGATTTAGGTGCAGTATTTAGTCTTGATTTAAGAAAACTTATTCAAACAGATTCTGTATATTCTTCTGATTTGATTGATTCAGTAACAGATATTGATGCGAGACAGGATTTTGATGGTGCTTCAAGTGTTGATACAAATGCAGAAGTTTTTGTTCAAGCATCACAGGATGGCACTAGTTATGGATCATTTCAAAAATTTGCAAATGGAACTTTTAAAGGTAGAAAATTTAAATTTAAATGTGTATTAACAACACAAGATACAAACCAGGATATAAGAGTTAGTCAGCTTGGATATTTTGCAGAATTTCAAAGGAGAACAGAACAAAGCACAACAACTATTGCTTCAGGGGCAGGGGCAAAGTCGATAACCTTTAATTCACCTTTTTTTACGGGTACTAGTGCATTATTAGGTGCAAACTCTAACCCGCCAGCAATAGGAATTACTGCTTTTAATATGGCCTCTGGTGATTTCTTCGAGCTTTCAAGCATCACTGGTAGCGGATTCACTGTACACTTCAAAGATAGTTCTGGTAGTTCTGTGGATCGAAACTTTAACTTTACTGCCATCGGTTTTGGTAAAGGTTAATTTTTAGGATATACTAAAAAAAAATAGTTATCTGTTATGTCTAGAGTTGATAGTACAGGTGGTACAGGTTTTACAGTTGATAATGGTACTGGTCTTGTAGTTAGAACAAAAATAAATCAAATAGCGGCAGCGTTATCTACCTTAAATCAAGGCTCTGGTGATCCATCTGTAGGTGTAGCAGCTTATGTTCCTCATATTGATGGCAATACCTTAAAAATTAGAAATGCAGCTAATGATGCTTTTGTTACTTTAGGTGATGTTAGTGCCACAAATTTCGGTCATGCGGGATTATCGGCAGCAAATACTTTTACCTCAACAAATATATTCCAGGAAGATGTAACATTTACAGGAGCAAGTGCAAATATTGTTTTTGATAAAAGTGCTGATGATTTGATATTCAACGATAACGCAAAAGCTGTTTTTGGAACAAGTTCAGATGGTCTTGAAATATTTCATGATGCAAGCGATAGTATTATTAATGATAATGGAACAGGATCTTTAAAATTACAGCTTGGAGGCTCGACTAAAGCTGAAATAGTTTCTGGTGGACTTACAGTTACAGGAACATTAACAGCTACAACACTTGCGGGAACTTTATCAACTGCGGCTCAAACAAATATAACTTCTCTTGGAACTCTTACAGGTTTGACGCTTAGTGGAGATATGACTTTTACAGGAGATAGTGCAAATGTGGTATTTGATAAATCAGATTCAGCACTTGAGTTTGCTGATAATGCAAAGGCAATATTTGGAACTGGTTCGGATTTAGAAATATATCACGATGCAAGTGATTCAATTATTTTTGAAAATGGAACTGGAGTTTTAAAATTAGCTACTGCTGGTGCTTCGGTTGACATTGTTAAAGGCTCAGATGCTTCAGAAACAATGGCAAAATTTATTATTAATGGTGCTTGCGAACTTTATCACGACAACACATTAGCCCTCACTACAATTTCAAATGCTGGAATCAAAATTTCTACACACGCAGCCTCAGACGTAGTTGCCCTTACTGACGGATCAACAATAACTGTTGATTTTAGAACTGGCACACATTTTTCTGTAACACTTGGAGGTAATAGGACTTTTGGTGATCCAAACAGCACAGGTGACGCTGTTGGAAGTAGTGGAAGTATATTTATAACTCAAGATGGCACAGGCTCCCGTACAGCTTCATTTCATGCCGATTATAAATTTGCTGGTGGTACTGCCCCAACATTATCAACAGCAGCTAACGCAGTAGATAGATTAGATTATGTTGTTAAAGCAGCAAACGTGGTTCATGCTGTTGTTACTTTAGACGTTAAATAAATGGCGTTATTGCACCCTATTTTACTTGGAGCTTCTGGCAGTGCTGATGCTGATTTTACATTAGAACGTAGTTTAAGATTCAATTCTGGCGATAGCCCACATTTAACAAGAACACCTAGTAGTGCCGGTAATAGAAGAACATTCACATTATCTGTATGGATTAAAAGAACTGTATTTGAAACAGATCAAGCGATTTTTGATGCACAGGTTAGCTCTGGTAATCAGGCGACAATAAGATTTTCTGATGAAGGATCAAATGATGATGAATTTAATATTTTTTATTACGATGGAAGTAGTTTTGTTTTTCAAGTAGTCGCTATTGATGAATTTAGAGATCCTACAGCTTGGTATCATTTTGTAATTGCTTTTGATACTACACAATCGACCGATTCAGACAGGGTAAAAATATATAAAAACGGAACGCAAATAACACGAATAGCAGGTAATGCAACTTATCCAAGTCAAAATTACCAAACACCATTTAATAATACGAATTTACATACAATAGGAAGAAATGGTACTGCAAGTAATTTTTTGGATGGCTATATGGCTGAAATGAATTTTATTGATGGACAGCAACTGACACCAAGTTCATTTGCAGAAACAGACCCTGTTACTGGTCAATATAATCCTATAAAATATACAGGAAGTTATGGAACAAATGGTTTTAGATTAAATTTTGAAGATAATTCTGGAACGACTGCAACCACGTTAGGCAAAGATTCAAGTGGAAATGGTAACAATTATACGCCTAGCGGATTTTCAGTGACTGCTGGACAAGGTAATGATTCTTTAGAAGACACACCTTTACTAAATTATCCAGTTTTAAATCCTCACCAAACAAGAGATCCTGATAGATTAAGTAATGGAAATTTAGATATTGATTTTTCTGATAGTGATGACAACGCTGCCTCTGTTGCAACATTTCCTATGATCTCAGGTAAATATTATTTTGAGGTGTTAATAAGATCAGACAGCAGTGCAGCAGGTAACACTATATTAGGTGTTTCTCCTGTTTCATATATGGAATTAGTAAGGGCTAGTACAGATAATGCTTGGCCAGGAAAAGATACTGACAGCGGTGTAGGTTTAGAGGGAAGCGGTGATGTATATGTTGATGGATCAAGTCAAAGTTATGCAACAAGTTTCACAACTAATGACATCATTGGGGTTGCTGTAGATTGTGATAATGCAAAAGTTGCTTTTGCAAAAAATGGTCAATGGAAAGGTAGTAGCACTACATGGAATAGTAGTGTTCCTTTTTCATTTAGTAAAGTTTCAATTGATGGAACTAAACCTTATGTTTTTGCAGTTGCTGATACCTCAGGTTCAAAAGATCCTAAATTTACAGTCAATTTTGGTCAACGTGCTTTTTCACACAGCATACCTAATGGATATTCAAAATTAAATTCAGCAAACTTACCCGACCCAACAATAACTTTTCCTAATTTACACTTTGATGCTTTTACCTATACAGGTAATGGAGGTTCAAAATCTATAACCGACTTTCAGTTTGCACCTGATTTTACATGGATTAAAAATACTGATATATCGTCTGGTCATAAGTTAATTGATACAGTAAGAGGAGCGGGTTTAGGATTAGGTACAAGCACTACAAATGCTGAAGTTGATAATTCTGACAAATTTACAGCTTTTACAAGTAATGGTTTTACATTAAATACTGACGATAATAATTTCAACAGTAATGGAAATGAATATGTTGTTTGGGGGTGGAACGCTGGTGGCTCAACAGTAACAAATTCTACTGGATCTATTTCTGCACAACAAAGAGTAAATACAACTTGTGGATTTTCAATATCTTCTTATACAGGAAACAATAGTAATGGAGCAACAGTTGGACATGGATTAGGTATAAAACCAGATATGATAATAATAAAAAGAAGAGATTCCGCTGATAATTGGATGTTCTACCACAATAGTTTGAATAGCGGTTCAAATCCAGAGCAATATTATATGGAAATAAATAGTAATGGCGCAAGAGTGAATGCAGCTACGATGATGAATAATACAGCACCTACAAGTTCGGTATTTAGTTTGAGAAATGATCCTTCAGTAAATGGTAGTGGAGCTACTTATATAGCTTATTGTTTTGCAGAAATATCTCAATTTAGTCAGTTTGGACGCTATATCGGAAATTCAAGTAGTGATGGGCCATTTATACATACAGGATTCAGGCCAGCTTACGTTCTTGTAAAAAAAGAAAGTGCAAGTTCTGGTAACTGGTCGGTTTATGATAAAGCAAGATCACCAAACAATCCAGGTCGAATTATTTTTCCTAACCTTAATAATGCAAATGGTAGTAGTACCTTAGCAGTTGATATGTATGCTAATGGTTTTAAGTTAAGAACAAGTAGTAGTAATAGAAACGCAAATGATGAAAATCATATATATTATGCTTTTGCAGAAATTCCTTTTAAATATGCGAGAGCAAGGTAATATATAAATATGGCTTTTAAATTAGACGGAAATCCACTTGCACTTGATGTTCCCTTTACAGTTGGAACAGGAGAAAATGCTATAAATTACCCCGCTAACTGGTTAAGATTATCTACAGCGGAAGAAAAGACAGCCCTTGGTATTACTGAGGTAGCTGATGATCCAGTTTTTGATACACGTTTTTACAAAGGTGATGGAACTGCGAAAGAGCTTGATGATAAGACAGAAACAATAGACGGAGTAGAAGTAAAAACTTTAGGTGTAAAATCTGAATTAAAAGAAAAAGAAAAGATAACAGCCGGTAAATTATTAGCAAAGTATGATTGGTATGTTGTGAGAAAATCTGAAAAAGGAACTGCAATACCCACAGCAATCAGTACATATCGTGATGGAGTCCGAACAGCTTGTGATACAAGAGAAACAGAAATTGATAATTGCGCTACTACTTCAGCATTAGTCACTTTATATGGATTCACAGTAAAAGATGGTGTAAACACCCCAAACATGACACAATATCCTTTAGATCCTAATGATACATTATGAATTTAAATGAAAGAAAAAAACAACTTATAAAAGAAAATCAAGAGGCAATAACTGAATATGAAAAAGCTGTTCAAGCTGCAAATGCGTTTAAAGCAAAAGCATTTTCTTGTCAGGAAAGACTAAAAGAAATAGAAATGCTACTTGTAGAATCAGAACAGAAACTCAGTTAAGTTTTTCTTGCATCTGTCTTGTCATTAACCCCATCGTGACGTAGAGAGGAGATAGAGCTACAATAAGCAATAATACAAGCACACTTGTAAAAGATAGTGCTTTCAAAATTACAAATTTAATCATGTTTCAAAAAATTGCTAATATTTTATCAATTATCTCATTTTTAATGGTTTCAACAATGTCTGTTGGAGCTTTTCTTGCGATTCGTTATATGCAAAGCCCTGAGTTTGAAAGGACACTTAAAAATAAAATTATGGGAAGTTTAGAAGATAAACTACCAGATGTGATGGGAGATAAGATACCAAGTCTCACAGGGCCATCTTTACCGATACCATCAAAGAAAATTGGTCTATGAAATGTTATTGGTGTGATAGCAAATTAATTTGGGGTGGTGACATTGATATAGATGAGTCTATGCCAACTTATCCTGAGTATTCTGTTATGACTAATTTGTCTTGTTCTAAATGTTTTGCAGAAGTAGAAGTGTTAAAGAAAAGAGATGCCTTTGATTAATGATTTTTGGATTTATAAAAAAGCTAGTCAAATATTACATAGATAAATTAATACATTGGATGCGTATGACTAAATTTAATTTAGAGCTAGATAACGACATAAAAAAATATCACGAAGAATTAGATAAAAAGATTAAAAAACCAAAAATTGTAGAAAAAGGTACTTTTGGAGAAGATGGTTGGTCTATTTCTTTAGGAGATATAGAAGATGGAAATCCCAAGAATTGAAATACCACAGATAAAGATTAAAGAAATTTTCATTCCCAGAACAAGAACATGGGAACAATATCCAACAACTTTAGATATTATTGATAAACCAAAGATTGACTATCCTGTTGTAAGCTATCCAACATTTGAGGCTTTACAATATAATCCTGATAAATTTATCCCAACAGACCCAGTAAAACAGCCAGAACAACCACAACCAGAAATTCCACAGCCGCCAGAATACAAACCTAAAGCTAAAAAAGATAAAGAGTTCTTTGTCAAATGCCCTAATGAAGATAATATTCCAGTAGGAAGCTACCCTAATGATTTGAAGCTACAAGTCGTTATAGGTCATTCTGTAAAAAATGGTAAGTGTTATGAAATCTACAGAGATTCAACCTTTATTGAGAAATGGATACCTAGCACTCCTATTCTTGTTAACACTTCAATTATTGCTGTTACTGCGGCTTCAAGTCCTATCATAGCCAATTTACTTAAAAACCTTATCAAAACAGCCATAAAGAAACTGAGCAAAAAGAAGGATAAATCAAAGGCACAAACATAAGCAAGCAAAATTACAAGCCCCTTACAGGCGATTCTGAGTGGACTTAATTTACTTATTTAGCTCAATTTTGTGTGTATGAGGGATAACTTGGTTCATTTTGGGTTTACTTACAATATCTGAGCAAAGATCAAAATATTCAGAATCTGGAGAATATTCAGCACCGCTAACTCTCAGTTCATGGCAGTTTTTCAATCTAGCCAATTCGTAATTCAACCTGGCTGTCGATAACTGTTGCCGCATTATCTTTTCTTGAGTGGTCGCACTTTTGAGGCAAGCATTTTGAAAACGCTTATCAAGTGGGACGGATATTGTAGCTGCTATCCCAAAATTCAAGGAAGTAGAGTCTTTATTGCCGCTGTAGTTTTCTCTGTAGTAGAGAATCTCACCAGCATTTGTGAGGTTGCCATCTGAGTCTGTTGCTTCGTTGTAGACAGGCGTATGAAAAATGTAGTCCTGAGGACGCTTTATTGCAACCGAAGTTGTGGCGAATGGGCTGATTGATAGTGTAGCTCCAGAACATTGAATACCATTGCCATAAGAATTTTCTGTCATAGGGCCTGTAAGCACCTGAGTGGCAAAGTTTGACACACTAGATGATGTATTGCTTTGTGGATTCGCTATTGTACTCTGATTTGCATAACTAGGTAAACAAGAAAAAAGAGTTATTAGTTGGAAAATATAATAGTAGTATCTGTTACCACCTCTGATGTTACCTGTCTTGTTATATCTATCACGCTTTCTAATGAAGGGCCTTTGTAAAACTCTGAAAATTGAAAAGCACCTTGACCTGTTTGTTGCCATTGAGGTTTTTGATCCATATTCAAGCCTGTCCATTCGTAGGTAGTTCCATTGATGGTTTCTGTCACTGTGGCATTTGGCATAGATATTGAATCACAGTTGCCGCATGAGATACCAGAACCAGTGACACTGTAGGTATAACCTGAATTGTAGCGAACTTCTCGGATATTTTCTGTGAGATTATTAGTGGTGACAGATCGACTTGTAGATGTGGCACTGTTAAAGTTTGGCACTACAGTTTGAGCATAAGCTGGACTAACAAAAAATATAATCGGCAGATATTTCCACATTAATCAACAGTTAAGTCTGTAACGAATTGACCTGTTAGAACAACCCCTGTTCCTGTTCCAGCAGAAAGTGTCATTGTGTGATTATCTAATGAAACGGCTGCTGTACCTACTGAGCCAGCACTTGTGGAAGTAAGGTCACTAAAATTGCTTACTGTCCCTACTGTTGGTGCTGACCCAGAAGTAGCGTCCCCTTCGAGGTAACTGGTACTGAATGAAAAAGCCTCGCCGCTAGTTGCTTGGGTAACAGAACTAGGAAAGCTTATTGCTGGTGTTCCTGATGTGACAGAACCAAACCCACCAATAGTTGCTGCTGAGTTTGAGTCTGTTGTAGTTATATTATTTCCACTGATGCTATAGCTTGAGCCAATTTTGTCGGCTGAAGTTGCTGCTGATAGACTCTCTAGCTTTACGCTTGAAGTTATCGAGTGTTGAATGTCACAGTAGGCCGCAGTTGGAACACAGAGGGCGGCAAGTAGTAAGAGCTTTTTCATTTGATACCAACTTTAGTATTCTTATTATCTACTATAACTGGTTTTTTTTGGTTGCCATTCTTACCTTTGACAGATATGCCATAGCTGCTTGCTATGTTCCCCACAAGGCCAGCCGCAAAAGTGTCAAGCCTTATCTTTTCCATGTATCCAAGAGTCATAACGGATAAACTCCACCCAAGAATAATAAATCGGACAAAATGGCCAATATAATCTGGACTGTCCTTTTCTTCTTCTTCCATCAGATTAAGGTTTCTTGTTTAATACTGGTATTTTAGCTATGTTTGGAAAAACAAACAAATCATGTCTAAATTTCTAATCAATCTATTTATCAGGTTCGGAAAATCGGAATCAGTGCGTAAAGGGCTAATTCTCATGCTTAAATCGGCTGCTGAGAAATCCGATAATGACGTTGACGATGCCATAGTTAAGATGATTGAAGAAAAATTATTTCCAGTAAAATGAAAATAACTAAATTTCTCAACATAAACATAGAACCAGCACCTCCAGAACTGGAACTGGAGATTGAAATGCAGTGTAGAGAAATAATGAAAGCTGATGATCTGGTTGATATAAAAAGATATTGCACTCATCTCGTCAGAAAAAAATTTGATCAGGATATTTTTATGGCCTCATTATTGAACAGATTAATAGAACTGGAAGCAAATCGTGTGGTAGTAGAAATGAGGCAAAGAAAACCTAAGAATCCTTTGAAACGCTTTTTTCGTATTCCTTAAGTTCTTCTGGTTTAAAATTCTTTACGAGTAGTTTTGGTATTTTATCAATCTCATAATTATATTTAAGGATTGCTGTCTTTATATGTTCTGAAACCCAAGTGCCGCTGTTGGCAGCTAATTCTGCTTTATTTCTTGAGTTAATATTTATCCTATGTTCTATTCCCTTCAGTTGTATATCAAGTAAATTTTTTTGTAGGTTTTTTATTCTTATCTCCTTCAGCTTTCTAAGTTTTAAAGAATCACTCATTTTCCAGTTCCACTATCCTTTTCTTTATAGCATCATATCTTACACAATATTCCTTGGTTTCCATATTCTCAAACCAGTATTGTTTCTGTAATTCTGCAAGCTGGTCATAATAATTTTTGATAAGGTCTTTATTTTTCATGTAATTGATATTTGGTAATCAATGCCTCTATAACATCTTTTGGTAATATTTTTTTGAGTAAAGGATCAGACCACCCTCCAGGCGGTAGCTGCACAAGCTGGCTAAACATATCCTCTCCTTTTCGTTGCCATGAAATCTCCCATAAAATAGCACCTCCAAGCATTATTTCAGTGTTAGGTGATGCAAAGACTTTCATTTTTTGCTCCATTTTATCCATTATTTAGTAGCCTTCATTTTTTTTTCTAATTCTTTAATTTCAGTACCCAAAAAAGTAAACATACTTTTAAGTCTCCTTAATTGTCTTGGATTTTCATCAGATTGTGCAATCATTCTTAATGTTAATAAGCTAAATTGCTTAAAATCTTTTTCTTCTTTTTCGTGTTGTGAAAGTTTTTGTCTTTTCATTTTTTTGCTCCATAAATAAAAAGGGGACTTACATGAAATGCCACCGCTGGTTTCAATGCCCCATATTAAGTTAGGCTCTCGGTGCTATAGTGCCACGGCCATCAATCCATTCTTCCTCAGAATGTGGATCAATAGACCACTGACTGCCAAAGATGGTAAACCCAGGGATTTCTTCATAGTCTGTTCTAGAACTATACTT